ATTCACATACAAAAAGATCATTACTCAAATCGTGTGCTTGATCCATATATTGGATCAGAAAAAGAACAACTTTGGTTAGCAAAGTTTGTAAGAGCCCCACCAAAAATGATCTAAGACACCACGCGCGCAATGGACGCCGACCTCCTACATTATCGTCTTAAATATATAAAACAAAAATAATAATTCGTCTTCATATAACTAGTCAACAATCCAAAACTAAAAAACAAATAGAAAACAAAATTTGAGTAAAATAGGAAACTAAAAAAGAATTATAATATGAAATATAATTATTTAATTGAAAAAAATTATATTTATAATTATTTTATAATCAAAAAATAATATAAAACCTTATAAATTTTAAAATTTATAAGATGAAATATAATTAAAATATGATTTCTTATAATTATTTTTTTTTATTTAATTATAATATGAATTATAATTAAATTTTTATGATTTATTTTTATTTTTCTTGCTTGGTTACAATAACAATATAATAAATGTAATATTTTTCTTTGCTTGATTATGTAGGCAACCCCGCGTCCATTGTGAGCAAATTTTGTTTTCTATTTGTTTTCTGATTTTCATTCTCCTCTGTCAACACAGGGATATTAAGAATGTGTTTCTGAGAACGTTCGTGTCTTGCTTTATGTTTTAATGAAAAATGATTTTTACAATATTCACAATAATATTGTTCTTTGTTATGGTTTGAATTTTTTTCAAGATTTTTTTGATATCGTTTTTTGTTAAAATCTGGATTTCGTTTTAAATGTGATTTATATTTTTCATTGTTATAATTAGGATGCGATTTATCTATTATTTCCATAGTAAAAGAATTATTTGTATTCATTTTTTCAACAAGTAAATCCATATGATATTGTTCTCGTTGTTCTGCTTCTCTTTTATTTTTACATGGATAATCTTCAACCAATATCATTCGCCAATTATCAAACCCACCATTTGCTCTCATTATTTCATAAAGTTTCAAATGATATTTTTTATCTTTTATATCATTACATCTTTCTTTATGAGATGCTTTTCTCTTATTCCAATTGGTTGTGTGACCTACATATTCACATAACACGGAAGAATCATTGCAGACATATTTGTATATTTGTGTTCGTGAATAGTCAATAGGAACTTTAGGCATCTTATAATCTATTATAAGCAATTGTCTTTAAGTAGTTTTAAGAGCGCTCACATCTTATGCGCACGCTTAGATGGTCTCTTTCCACCTGAACTCGCAAACGAGTGAATAGCACCCCCACTTGAGACTCCGCCACTCATAATTCCAGCCGACATTTCTTTTCCATGACGCTTCTTGTATACTTTGTGTAGAGCCGTAAGAGGCATGTTAGATATTTTACCTCCAACAAGACGAGAATACTCGATAGTAGAGATTGGATCTACTTCAGTTGATTCATTCGTTTTCAATACGATTTCTTTTGTAAGCATACCAGTGTATAGATTACTAACACCTTGACTTGTTACCATGATACCAGAGTTAACACAGATAAGAACCAACTCGGGGGTAATTGGGTATGCCTGTGTGTTGTAGACACTCAGGTTGAATTGGAAATTGAAATTGCCTTGTGAGCCTGCACTCAAGTAGTTAGGAAGTCCGAAATCAATAGTAGGATTTATCACAAGCATAGCACCAGTGGTAGGAATTAGTTGTCCCGCTCCTTCACCAGTAGCAATAGATGCTTCGCCATAAAATTCATTCCAATTCTGACTTGAACCATTTCGCATACTCATCTTCCACAAATCGACTTGAGTAGCAGACGATAGAAGACCAGATGCGTTGTTAAAGTTACAGACAATGTTTTGAATTGGCAAGAAAGAACTAGTGTAAGTCCAGTTTTGCTGGCTCATTGGGGTTCTAGCAACGATAATCATCTTATCTGGAACCTGATTTAGCTGGATCGAGTTACTCGTTAATTTATATACTTGGGGTTGTCCGGCGGCAGGATCCCAAGCAGGTAGTGCCTGAGAAGTATTTGAGATGAAACGTGGGTAGTCCATATAGGGGCACACGTTTTTCGTTGAGACAATATCCGTTGGCTGTAGAGAAAGATAAGTGAGTAGAAGTTGGCAAGTTTGGAAACAATTTTGGTTCAATGAAATAGATGAGATGTAATTGGTAGCAGAAGACCATAGTCTTTTACAAGAAGCATCTATGTTGAAAACTAGGGACATATTATTCACTCCTAGAATACCCTGAGAACTAAATTCGGGATCACACCAGGTGAAAGGTGAAAGTCCAAACAAAGGTTCTGTAACAGTAGAATTAACAGTAATCACCCAGTTTTCGCCTTGAGCACCTTCACCAAGAGATACAAGAGAGTCATCGGTAGTTCCATCACCTAAGGTATGGACGACTGTAAAAGTAGCAGGGAAAGCACCACGAGGGTCGAAATCCAAATCGAGCGAGTTGTTTGCGAAACCTCCTAGAGGATTGTTGGTTGCCGCGGCGGCATCAGCAAAAGAGCCCCATTGACTATCAGGTAGGGATGGAGATGTAGAGTTGTATCTATACAATTCACGAGCAGAGTTCATTCTTGTTATTTGTGCGAATATATCTTGTGTATTTGCTGATACATTGGTGTTGTTAATTGTGCACGATGATGTGGTAAATAGAGAGTTCAGTGGGAATACTTGAAAAGCATCTGTCAATCCATAATCAAGTGCCAATTCACCTGCTGGAACATCAGCTGATGCTGGAATAGTAATATTAAATGAAAGACTTGCCTGAATAAGGACATTTCTGTCAATGACAATATTTTCACTTGGCACCTGAACTTGAAACACAAGGGAAGAAGTAGAAGCAGATGTTGCGGCTATTTGTTGTTGGGTTGATTGAGCACCACCAGACATTACACCGTAGACCTCTTTATCTGTAATATCAGCAATCCGCGAATCCTTAATCAAAACAGTTTTAAAGCTATCCATTATACTTATTCAAAAGAAAAAAATATTTTATTTAAACGTTAATTCGTAATTTTTATTTAATCTGCGTATCTTCTCTTTTTGTAAATAAGATTTTCATCGTACAACTACACCCACTTCCCAGTAAAAATGGCACGAGTTCACCTACGTTATTTTTCCAAAAAATTGAAACATCAAAGTTTGTTAAAGGTTGGTTTCCACTCATTTCCAAAAGTCTATACTCGGCGGTCGGGTTATAAACTATGTTTGGCTTATAGAATCCAGTATCTGACACGAAATCAGTAAGCACTTGTTGAAAGTTGCTATTATTTCCATAACTTCCGTAAACATTTCCTTGAACGTAAACAGTAGGTTTGGATAAAAGATTCGGAGCGATGGGAACTGTACTCGTAGTAAACACGAGTGCCGATACAGGAGACCATGATGATATAGTCGACCATTCCTGAATTACTTCAATAACGTTATATGTTACTCCTGTAATTGTGTCAAGATAAGAATAAGAATTGAAACCTGCGTAATTTTCTACAATCATCTGAAAATTTCTTCCTTGAGCGTTAAATCCAAGTTTAAGAGCATTTAGTGATCCAAATAAATCAAACATAGGAGAGTTCATGTAAAAATAAATGGGCGTAGTATTTGTCGTCAAGAAAGATTGTTCGAACATAATTCTGAATACACTTGTACTTCCATCAAATGCGAACACTGGAGCAACTGCTGTTGCTGGTATAGGATTTAAAGGATAAGCAGTATTATAATCACTAACAAAAGTGTTAAATGCTGCTAATATTTGTTGATTGATAAGTGAAGTAAAATATTCAAAAGTATAGCAATAATAGTAACCTGTAGAATTATTTTGAGTGACAAATCCATTCGTTGTTATGAATGCTGGTGCGACTAATGATATATCTTGTGGCGCCCATTCAATAAATATTTGATTGCTATATACTCCATCATATGAGAATTGAAAAGAATAGATGGTTTGATTGAGATTTCCTGAAGGATTAATTGATGGATTCGTTTGTATGGTAGGAATAAATATAGGAAGAGTTGCTGTATCTAGAGTAAATCGAATGATTGACATATAGTAATTTTCCGGGCACATCAAAAAGGGAGTGTTTCTTGATTCATTAAAGAATACATTTGGTGGAGATATATTTGTATTCTCCACATTTGTTATTTGAATATCGTAATAAATTTTATCTCCCATCACTTGGTTCTTATATTGATTTAATTGCGACATTATATTCTTTATAAATATTTTTTTTTCTTTGGTTAATTCATATGACGGCTCAATTTAATCCTGATGTTCGCGCTTTATACGAAGATATCATTAAACGTAATGTAATTCCTAGAGACGATTTTGACTATATTCCTCAAAGATATGGCGGTGGAAGAGTTCGAGAAGAAGCTTTATGCGGAAACGACGGACATTATCCTAGTATTTCTCAAATTGAGAACTCAAACTTTGGTGGTGCTTATGGTAGATCTGAATATCCTATTCAAGTAGGTGGGTCGAGAAAATGTGGTGGTGTTGGTATACTAAAACAGGCTAGAGTTGAACCTTTTATTAATGAAATTAATGAAGATTATATGCCTGTATCTGCGTCACATGGTGCTGGACGTGCTCCAAGATTAACTAAAGCAATAAAGCAACAAATTTTGGATATGCATCCTGAATTGAAAATGCATATGATGCGTGGTGGTAAAGTTGATTTTAAAAAGTTGTGGGGACAAATTAAAAGTGGTTTAAATGTTGTTTCAAAAGCTGCTCCTATAATATCTTCAATCGCACCTGAAGAATATCGTGATACAATTAATAAAACTGGTGATATTAGTGGTAAGATTAGTAATATTGGTGGAAGAAGAAAGAAAGCTGGTTCTATGGCTCAAATGGCTGCCATTGATATTGCTAGACGAATGTCAAAAAGAAAGGGTTCAGGTTTTTGGCAAGATTTTAGTAAGGGTTTTAAACAAGGTTTCAAAGAAACTGCTAAAATTGCTGCCCCTGTTCTTGGTGTCGCATCGATCGTTCAACCGGAACTTGCCCCGCTTGCGGCTGCTACTGGACTTGCTAGTAAAGCAATGGGTAATGGTCGTAAAAGAATGACTCTCCCTAAATCTGGGCATAAAAGAGAGGTCGCTAGAGGAGATATTGTTGCCGCTATCATGAAACAGAGAGGTGTTGGTCTCGGTGAAGCATCTCGTATTGTGAAACAAGAAGGACTATATTAAAGGGTTTAAAGAATAGTTATGTATAGTTAATAAGAGTTATGGCAAGGAATTATCAACAAGCAAAAATATATTGTATTAAGGTAAATACCGAAGAAGAGTATTTACCTTACGTAGGGTCATCTTGTAAAAGATTATTGTCACAACGAATGAATCAACATCGTCAAGATTTTAATAAATGGAAAAGAAATCCTGAAAAATATGATTTTCTTTCTTCCTTTACTTTGTTTGAAAAGTTTGGAATTGAAAATTGTTTTATTGAATTGATTGAATTATTTCCTTGCAAATGTAATGATGAATTGCGAAAGAAAGAAAGAGAACATATTGAAAAAATAAAATGTGTGAATATTAATAGACCTATTATTACAGAGGAAGAAGAAATTGAAAGAGTAAAAGAATATGGTAAAAAACATTATGAATTACATAAGGATGAACTTCTTGAAAAAAGAAAAGAAACTTATGAGTGTCTTTGTGGTTCAATTTGTCGTAAAAGTGATAAGTCTCAACATGAGAAATCAAAGAAACATCAAAATTATTTAACAGCAATAGGGACACATACCGCAATTACAGAGGCGTAGTAATTTCTTATTTACATTTCGTCTTTTGCGTCTTCTTCCGTTACCTAATATTGTTTCTTCAGGTAGACGTTCCAATACTGCTGGCATATGCTCTGTCACAGGATTATATGTCTTTGCTTCTATTTCAACATCTGCCGTCTTTTTCTTTCCCCAGTTTAAAGGGTTTAAATACTTAAGTCCACTTACAGCATCACCTTTGGATCGCACAATTGTTGCGTTTTTTGTTTTAGGGGTATATCCGGGATGTGTTGCTGGATTTAATACAATCACATTTTTCGCATTTTTTCCGATTTCTTGTGCATATGCTCCAGATTGCGAGTGACCTAGAACATCTAGATTTTGGGTTCCATATTTTTGTTCCACTTGTTTTTGAATTTCATTTGATCGTTTATATCTTTTGCTCGTATTATGTAGTCCAAACGCATATAAGGCGTTGTTTCCCCAGTCTTTGAGTGTTCCTTCTGTTCCTCTATATGCCACTTTGGTTTCTCCAGTCTTCGGGTTATGGTATACAACATTCTCAGGAGTTGAGAGTGATTCATCTATATTATAATCACCTATATTTTTATCTCTTTTGTCCGGAGATTTATATGTTTCTTGAAGCATAAGTTCGAAATCCTTTGCGGAGATTTTTCCACCTACTTGGCGATGATAAGCGCGTAAATCTTTCATCATTTTTTTGGAGATTCGACCTAATCCTCTTCTTGCCTCTTGTGATATTTCATAATTACTAATATTCTTTGCTATTTGTGTAACCATATCTTCAATTGTATCTGAAAAATTTCTCATTCGGTTAATACTTTCTGTATATTCTTGTGGAGTTGTTTGATTTGTTTCTTGTCTATATTCTGCTCCATCATGAAACATTGGGAACCTATTTCTACGTTCAGTAATATTAGTTGGACGTAATCTTTGAACTATTGTTGCATAATGTGAATTTATATAATTTAATGCTGTTTGGATATCTGGGTTAAATAATTCTTGAGTTGCAGGAGGTAAATCACTTATCATACTAGGTAACATATCACGATGTCTATTAATTTTTGCAAGTAAATCATCAAATTCACTTATATATGTTTGATTATTCATCATTCCTCCTTTTCTTTCAATTAAGTTTTTGTAATAATTTGCTCTTTGTTTTGATATTTTATTAAACTCAGTAGGATTTGCTAGTATATAGTGAGCGAATTCTTCAAGATTTTTCAAATGACGTAGATGTGGTTTTCTTGCCTTAAACTGAGCCGTAAATTTTCCTTCGTGACCTTTTTGTTCAAGTAAAGCATATGGATTGCGTCCATTCCCATATACTTCTTCTTCATCATGTGGTTCATAAAATTTTTTTAATAAATTTGTTTTTTCCACTAATTCTGGATTATTATCCATTATATCAGAAATTACCTCTGCTTTTTCTCCCATAGTATAATTTTCTCCATCACCTATAATATCATACATTTTATTTTTTAATTCTCGATTTATTTCACGTTGTAGATCAAGTGTTTTTTTTTTCCAAAAATTTGATATCATTTTTTTATGTGGTACTCCTTTTTTATCTACTCTTGTTCCACTTTCTCTTTGTTTTAAAACTGATGTAATACTAGGAGATTTAGTATTAGAGTTAGTATAATAATCATCCGGTTCAGCATCTAGATCAAAAAGAGGATTCATACTTATACTTTATATTTTTTTTTCAAAAGTTTATTCAAAGTGTCATAATTCTCGTAAAAATCATGGCTTTTCCCCCACAAAAGCATAGCTGCGAAAAGCGCTGGACTCGGAATGAGATTTGCTATATACTCTCGCTCATTCTCATTCCCCCAGTGTCGTTTCCAATAATTTGCTCTTGTTTTGTCATCCGCTCCATCGATATACGTAAAACCATTTGGATCTCCATAATGAAATCTCTGTTTACTACCTTTTATTTCTACATCTATATAAAATCTTTTATTTTTTTGTTCGCTTTTGCCATGTTCTCCGAGCATATTTTATCACTATATTTTATTTATAGTAGTAAAACGAATTTTAATCGAGTCATTTACCATTAGCTGGTAATTTGTGCGAATATAATCGGGTTTGACAGAAACGGATTCTGTTTGACATGAATATAATCGTGTCTAGCAGTATTGGATACTGATTGACATGAATATAATCGTGCCTCGGCGATAAATTTTCGCCGAGATACAAATAAAAATTTAATCGTGTCATTCAAGTGAATCACTTGATTTATGCGAATATAATCATGTCATTCCTGGTAATTCCGGGATTTGTGCGAATATAATCGTGTCATTCCCAACAATATTGGGATTTGTGCGAATAAAAATTTAATCGTGTCATTCGCAACAATATTGGGATTTGTGCGAATAAAAATTAATCCAATAAAGCCGGCAAGCAAGCATATTTCTCACTCAACACAGCCTTAGGGTATGATCGAATAATCTGAACCCATCGCCCCTCTAAATTTTTCAACTTTTTAATTTCCTTATTATCCAACCCAAAATACGACTCAAGTATATATTTCAACGACCTATTTCCCATATTTTTTGGGAATAATACCACCGAATGACATTCAGCTAATATCATTTTCGTTTCTTTTCCCATGGTCGCCAAATGAGAAGTAAAAAGACATGTCGTATTGTAGTGGCGACCCGTTTGTAATATTGAATTCGTCAATATCTCAATCTTTTTCTTAATGGCTTTATCTGTGATTGCGTCTGTATCGTCAAGAATAAGTACACTATCTTTTAAATCTGCGACAACCCAATCATCCTCCATGAATTCGGGTAATTTAATACGATAAAGATCTTTGATTTTATCAATACTTGAATCTTCTTCCAACGAAGATAAAAGATATATATTATTTTGTGGAAATATTTGTTTGTATCTTTTACACCAATCGGCGACCCAATATGATTTTCCGCTTCCCGACTGACCGGTAATATAAATCACCGACCTTTCTTTACTAGGATCAGGTATCGGAAGAAATTGTTCTTCTCCTTTTAATGTATATTCTATAAAAGGATGCTTGACATCTTTTTTGTTCTCCGCAACAGAAAGAATTTGCTTTAATTTTGATTTTTTGCCTGTCCCAACATATGCTATAGGTGATCCTATTGATTCAAAATTTAACGACATTAATATATAACAACATATTATATTTTAATTTCAAATGTATTTTTTTACATACTTATTCAATTGTTTTTCTAGTTTATCAATAATAGGTGTCAAAGAGTGATATATTTTACTTAATGGTTTTTTACAAATGCTATCTATTTTTTCACTAAAGTTCGGCAAATAAATTTCATATACGGAAGAAAGTTCCTGTTTGATTGTTTGTAGATTTCCTCTTATTTCATGGAGTTTTGGTTTACGAAAAGTTTGTAAACAAATGTTTTGTATAATTTTTAATTGATTGATAAGATTATTCAATAACCCTTCTTGTCCGTTAAAGATTTCAATATACTTTTCTGTATTTTTTCCTTTCCATTTCAATAAAGAAAATGTACGTTTCAACATTTTATAATAATTACCTTCTTTCTTATATTTTTCAATTTCTTGCTTTAACTCTTTTTCTATATTACTATCATCATAATTCTTTTTTCCGTTAATATTCAATCGATATATTTCTGATAATTCTACAAATTCACCATTTAATAAATAAATCATATCTAGTTTCATTCTTACCTTATCAAGCAAGCAATCACGAAAGAATTTCTTTTCTCCATTACCTAATATTTTATATCCATTTTTCATATCATGTTTATCCCATCTTAATTTAAACCGGTCATCATCTTCGGGATAGGATGGATCGTAACCACATTTAAAATCTGTTATGAATAGTGCTGGATTCTTATAGGCATCACTAAAGATGCGTTTAAACCTTGCTGTAAGAGAATCCAATATTTTTTCTTCGTTTCCTTTTGTTTTAAACATTCCATCAATATCGTAATCCTGGATGAACTTTGATGTTCTTAGGTTTGCCGATCCAATTACTTTGTATTTGCTTGTGATTGACATTAAGTTCATTACATTTCTCAAAGCATTATTATAATCGTTCAGTTGACGTTCCATATATATATTAACGATTTCTTTTTGCCAAATTATAAGCAAAATTGGCATTCACATTATGGGCATTATACATGGCGGGAGAAAGCATGCGATGTTTGCGTCCAAATCCAATTAAATTTGGTATTTCTTCTATACTTTCTATATTTGGAGGCATTTCTTCTTCAGTGCGAAGCATAAACTCTGAAGCACTTCCTTCACCTTGTAATTGTAATTGAATATTTTTAATTAATTTATTTATTCTATTAAAAATTGGTTTTCCAAGTCCAGTATTAATAATTCCTTTTCTTTTATTTAATAAAACTAGTTTTTGTTTTAATTTTTCTTTCTGTATTTTGGATAATTGAGCGAATGGAATAATATCTACTAAAAATTCAGCATTTATTATTTCTTTATTTAAACCACCTATATCTATAATTCCTGTTTGTGCAGCATCGGCTACTGCTTGAATTGATGCTAGACTTTGTTCATTTCTTCTTGGTTCCTCATACTGACTTAGACGTTCTTGTCTGTATCTTGAACTTGGTTGTCCTGTACTTGATGACACTTGAGAAACTGGTTGAGAATAAACAGAAGTAGCTGGTGAATCTACACCTCTACGAAAAAATGGTGCAGATACTGATGATGCTTGCGAAGCCTGTGATCCAAATGGAGCATACGAACCCTGAGAACCCTGAGATGCTTGAGATTGTAAGCCTGAGAATTCAGATCCAGTTATGTCACTTATTTCTGGTAAATCGAAATAATCAGCCTCACCTTCTGCTTGCATTCCAAATCTTTTTGCATATATTTCTGATAAAATTAATATAATAAAAGATAATGATTTCATTAAAGCAAGATAGTTTTGATTTACATCCGAACTTACTGGCGGAGGAGGTACATCCGGCATCATCATTGATACTTGCTTTAAAGCAGCCTTATTGATTTTCTTGTTAATTCGATTTTGATCGTTGTTTAAATGAGTCAAGATGGGCATTATGATATAAGAAAAGAAAAATAATTAAATTGTCGCTAAATATGTTTGATGCTTAATTGATTTTTTGTGTCTTGATTTTCCTTGATGTGTATATTTTCCACCACATTCGCATTGAAATTTATAATTTATTTTTTCTTTATGGTTTTGATAATATTGTGCGCTATTTGCTTTTTTTTCTTCTTTATGTTCTTGATAATATTGAATATCTTTTAATTTTCTTTCTTCTTTATGTTCTTGACGATATTTTGTCATATATTCTTTGTGTTCTTCTTTATGTTCTTGATAATATTGTTTGTGTTCTTCTTTATGTTCTTGATGATATTGTGTCATATATTCTTGTTTTACTACAAACGCTTTTATCATATTCAAATTCGCATTCAATTTTACACGCCACTCTTCTTCGCGTATTCTCGCTTGAACTTGAGATTGACATTCTTTGTATTCTTCCAAAGGCGTCATTTGCCAAGCATCCCATCCACCTTTTTCTCGTATCGTTTGATAAAGTTTATAATTACATTTTTCATTATTACAACTATGTTTGTGTCTTTTTTTTCTACTCGCTAAATCAGTTGTCGACCCAACGTAAAAGTCGTCATCTTTCCAAATCTTATAAATGATACACTTGGACCATTCAATCGGTTTCCTTGGCATCCTATGGTATAGAATGGTATAATGTCTTTAAATTATTTTAAATGTATATTGCGTATATGCTGTGAAAGTGATTTCCAATAGTAAATCTTATGGCAGTGATGGCATTCCCTGTATGTATCACAAGAATAATTTGGGTAAAAGGTTCGAAATGGTCGCTTTCCACTTTCCACTAAAACATCTTGAGTCACCTCTACATCTGTAAAACACAAAATATTTTTATTTCTTCTCTTAGAAATAATTTGCCTGAATCCCCTCTCTTTAAGTTGTTCTATATATTGTTTATTATCTTTCGATATTTCAATTCTCATTAAAAATAATTATAAAATACGTTTATATTTATTTCTCGTAGTATATGGATTCTCTACATAATGGGCATAATTTCACATCATCTATGGGTTTGATTTTGCTCCAACATATTAAGCATAAGGTATGGTCGCAAGAGGTTCGCGTTTTAGTCTTTTCTTCACACACACAACATTGCTCTTCTTCTTTGAAACTAATATTTTGATTTGTGATGAGTTCACGAAAGAAATGATTATCACTTTCTTCGCCGTCTTCGATTTTGCCAGTCTTATTATCATATCGCAATGAGTTAACAATTTTTTTGAAAGCATTAATGAACTCGTCGTTATTAATCACAGGATTTTCAATCGATATTTCATAAAATAGCTTCATAATGAAATTCAACGGAAGAATCTCAACCGAATCCTCAACATCAATACCGTTCGCATCAATATCAACAAAAAATAAGTAATTGTATAAATTTGGGACTATGCTGATTTTGGCAGAAATTGGCAAGCCATTTATGGTTTCAATCGGCAATAAAATGGTTTGCTCTTCTCTCGGTCTAGTATCAATTATTTCAGTGATTATTTTTATAAGTTCCATATAATTATAAAAATATTAATTATTTAATTCAAAATTGTAAGATTTAACATTAAAATCAAATTTAAATAATTTCAAATGTTTTCTCTTACACCACCAAGAATCCATTCCCATGTGCCCTTTTTTATATTCAAGATATATTTTATTTCTTCTAGCATAATCTTTTGCTTTATCTTTATATGGGAAATATATTTTCACAGGAACAACTTCCTCTTGTTTGCGTTTTTCTTTAATTATAAAACGTAAAAAACGGATAATTATTGGTTCCTTTTGTTTTTTTAAAATAGGAATACATTGTTTACATCTATTATTTGTTGTATTTTTCACACAATTCGGACAATGTGGCGTTCCTTCTCGTATAAATTTTTCACGTTTTAATTTTCTTTCTAGAGATTTACACTTTATTTCGATATTTTCATCTTCCTTTGCCCAATGATTTTTACATTCATCGCCAACATTGAAAGGTTTACCACCTAGTACATTACGACATAAATATATATTATTAATTCTTACACCACAAATACAATAATCTCCTGATTCGTCATAATCTGTTGAATATAACTCAAAGCATTTGGTGATTTCTTTTGGTGTCATTTTTGGTTTTGCTTGTGATGAACAAAGATTTTGTCTCAGTCCATCAAAAAGTTTCATATAACAATTTCCTACAATTTCTACAATATGACCTTCTCCTGTAGCCCCGATTGTTAAATCTCTTATTTTAGCTAGTTGATTCATGCTATATAACCTAAAGAAGATATCTTTAAGTTTAAATTCTTTAAGTTAGGTTGCGGGTTGCGGGTTGCGGGGTTGATTTAGCCGTATTTCTTTATGACAAAAAAAAAGTCGACATTTTCTCATTTTTGAACTTTTTTCATCTTTTTTTCTTTTTTGTATAGACCCCGATTTCAACCCCGCAACCCGCAACCCGCAACCTCTATATTTTTATCTAGATAAAATAGGGATTATATAAGATAATATCTATCTACTATTATGTAGTAGGTTGCGACCTTGTGACTAACCCGCAACCAACCCGCAACCAACCCGCAACCTCGCTACTATTGCGTAATAAAATTATATTACTATACGCTATATTTAACTCCAACCCAGCACTTAATAGTTTTTCCATCCAATTTCTTATCTTTACTGACTACATTTATAAAATTTTTCATTAAAATATATTTCTTCAACTCCATACCAAATTTTGTCATAGTAATACCTAGATTATTTTCTTTGATCCATTCTTCGATATCTTTACTTCTTACAAAATCAGATTCAATATTTGTAATCTCAAAATTCTGTAAAAACTTTTCAATATAATTACAAGTGGTTTCGATCCAATCTTTCTTTGCGTTTTTTACAGCTTCAGGTAAAATATCATATTGTTGCTCTCTACTCCAGCAATATCGTCTTATCAATAATCCAACGAATACTCTTTGAAATTTTATTGTTTTCATCTCATTTATAAGATTGTTATCTTTTCGTAGTTCATTTTCATTCGTGGGTTCATCGACGAATTTTTTTGTATAAGATATTACACGTACTCTGTTGTCAACAGCATTATCGTAAGGTTTAATTCTTGGTAAGTCATTCGCAAAACAAATCGGAAGAAAATGTGTTATAAACTCTTCTTCTGCCTTACCATGATTTCTTCCAATTAGTGAATCACCTCCACTAGATATTTTTTTAATCATATTACCATTAATTTCAGCAGTAGATTTTATTTCGTTAGAGAATATAAATCGCTTATATCTCAATAACATTGCCCAACGCATAATTTGTGCTTCGTCGTTGCTCGTGTTTCGATAAGCTAAATTTTCAGCGTTAAAAGATCCTACATAATCCCCACATGACATGGTTATAGCTGTAGTTAGTGTTGATTTTCCACAATCGGTATCACCAAGACAAAACATTATATTTTTCATCATATCACCAGCAAGACCTCTTGCGAACATGACCATTAAATATGTTCCTACCTCTTCACCAAGCATATTAAAAAACAATCGTTGTTCCAAATCTGTCATATATTCCATTTCTTCGTCATTGAAATTCGTAAAGTCATGATGAATCTTACCAAAAAAGACTACATTTGGATTAATTTCTTCCTTTGAATAAAATTGTCCTTCTTTCAAGTCAAAATAGCCATTATTGAATAAAATTTTTCCTAGGGATGAATACTGACTTTGCTTTAACCAATTATTATCACAACAAAAAGTCTTTATTAATATTGGAATCTTTTCCATTAATGATAAAGTATTTCCGTATGATTTCGTTGTAGCAGTCCATCCATCTTTCATAAGAACTAATACTATCAATTCCCTTTCAAACTTTTTGATGATAGTATAATAAGAATTCTGATTAGATTCCCACATACCACTTTCTTTATTAAATACATATAAAACACCTAAACAATACACCCAGTGTGGGTAAAGTTGAAATACTTTCTCAGTTGCTTCCATATCATTTTTTACACCTACAGGGTCAAGTCTTACAGGTTCAACATCGGGAATATCAAAATCAATAGTTGTATCATGATGCTTATAACTCCATTTCATGTTTAATCTATCAAATTTCTCATTTACTCTTGCTGTTATCATATTTAAAAGTTCCTCATTTTCGTAGAAATTTCCATAAACCATGAGTCCATCGAACATCAAAGCACATATTTCAATATTTTGACTATTAATGACACTTATACATTCTTGTAAAATTTTGTTTTCATACATACATAATATCTTATTCATTACAGAACCATTAAAATTATATTTTTCTGCGTTAGTAGTAGATACAATATTCTTGTAGTCTTCCAAAGCAACGACATGTTTCTGTATCTCTTTCATTTCCTTGTCAAAATCTTTGAAAAATTTATTTGCTATCTTCTTATTCAATTTGTCATCATTCACTGACTTCAAGAAAGCAATCTTTCCAGTTTCACCAAACTCTGATAATATCTGCTCTCTATTTTGAATATAATAATCGAGATTGGGACATTTGATATCATGTAGTCTACAAATATAAGAGAGAATGACAGGATGTGCGTTTTTCATGTCTATATCAGTCGTATGTGTCATCAAAAATCCACGAAACACTCCCTTGATACTTTGAATACTATTGCCAGAAAATAGACGTCCCCCCAATTCCAAAGGTGTCTGTAATGAATAGGAATAGATTCGTTTGATTTCTCCTCTCGTTCTGATTATCGTCTCACAGAATTTTTTCAGATTTTTATATTGGATTTTTCTCTCTTCTTCATTTTTACAAGAGCAATATTCTTTGAATTGCTTGAATGTCAGTGTATTTAAGTAGTTGACTTTTTGTAGATCATGGCGCTCAATAAGTTCCATATATAATTCTATAAGAAAATAATTTTTAAGTTATTTCCTTATATTAAAATTTGGGGATTAATTAATTTTAATAATCGTTGTGTATTTTTTTCTAGATTTTTAACACGATAATCCTCTTTGGTTTTTGCTAAAATTTTTTCTTTATTCTTTTGATAGTAAGATTTCGCATATTCCTTTACTTTCTCTGAATTCTTTTCTTTCCATTTTTCGCTGGCTTTGCGTTGACCCTCTGTTGTCTTCTTCATTTCTTCGTTCATTTATATATTCTTAAAGAAAATAATTTTTAATACATTATTATAAATATATTAAAAACAATATGTAAACCGAAGTATGAAACCTGTATTCGATTTCCTAGAACAAGAGACTGAGCGAGATGAAGAATTCTATTTTAAATTATATTATCTCTTAATGGAAGAAATATCCAAAAATTAAGCCATACCAATCACGGAAAAAGGAAGATCAGTTAAATTAATACTGCCGGCAGTATTATTTAAAATAAATACTTCAACGAGTGTATTACCACCAGAGGATGAAACAAAATCTACACCTACAATTAGTCCTAATGCTCCTGCATAATTACATGATGCTACATAAGCACTACTTGATATTCCAGTAAAATTTGGTAAAGTTGTTTGGGCTGAAACTGCTTCACCAGCATTCAAATCAACATTAATAGTAAAAGTAGATTTACTCATTGCTCCTCGAACATTTCCACCAACAGTTAAAGTGCCATTTGCCAAACATTGTAATGTTACAACCGGATCTGGTGATGCTCCAAGTTGTATTTGACCACTTTCAACCGTTAAGCTTCCGCTCGTTGTAATACTTCCACAGTTAAGAAGACTGTTTCCACCACCAACTGATAATGTATTAGATGTTCCGGAAAGTTGAACAGTATTACCAGATGCTCCGAGTGTAAGCAAACCAGATGAAACAATATTTCCACATTCAACAATACTATTTCCACCACCAACTGATAATGTATTAGATTCTGCAGAAAGTTCAACAGTATTTGGAGAAACGCCGAGGATAATAGTATCAGATGAAATACTTGGAACATCCAAAGAAACATTATTAACACTTGAACTAAAAGATGATGATGTTGGGGTATAACCATTAGCATTACTAAATTTTTCATTACTAATAATAAGTTCGCTTAACTGCAACGATCCGTTTTTTACACTTGCAACACTCATATATCTTATGAAAAGAAAAAAAATTTGGAATTTGAACGTTATTCTTTTACACAAATATTTTCAATTCCTACAACTAATTCAATTTTTAACTTATCCATGAATTCAACATCAGACAATCCAGATTGTTCAAATAATTTAATATATTCACTAAAGCATGTACTCAGAAATATATCTCCATCGACACCACGATCATTATCTTTTAAAGAAAGTATTTTAAATATATTCAAGGCAAGAACATGATATTTCCTTGATGCTTCTAGTTCCTCCTCGGCTTTATCTTCTACCTTAAGATAAAGTCCTATACTTGTAATAATTCCAATTAGGAATGAGATGCCAGCATTCAAACCAGAAATAAGATTTTGGGCCAAATAGCTTTGTAATGAGACAGCCGCGAGCGAATTGATGCTACTTAATACAATTACAGGTACTCGAAACCATACAGTTAATTTTTTAATGGCAAAATATTTTTTTTTATGATGACTTTCAAGTTCAATAGAATTCATTCTGATTTGGTCAAGTAGTCTTTCTACTTCTTTTGACCAGTTGGAAGAACTGGTTGAAGATACGCTCATAATATAAAACAACAAAATCTTTTCCAACGTAATTGACGATATTCTTTCTTTAATTGTTCATCTGCTCTCTTACTACGAATTTCAGTTTTCATATATTATATTAACATATTCTACTACAAGTTATTAATGCAGTATAGGTTCCAGCATTACCAGAATAATCAGAAACCATATATTTTAATTGATAATTGACACCATTTGTTAAAGGCACAATATATCTTGTTGTACCGCTTAATGTATGTGCAGCATTAATAGTCACACTTCCTTGTAAAGTAATTGTATAATTGGGAATAAGAACTCCATTTTGATGTATCATTAAAGTTAAATAGGTTGGTGGTGCTCCCATTCCAATTGAGCTGAAAGTGACGCTGATATCATATACACCATATTGTAAGGGTGAAAAAGTTCCAGTAGCATTAGTTATCGTAAAATCAGTCCCACCATAAATGGTAGAAAAGGCAATAGGAGTAACCGCGTTTTTCGTCATTGCAATAGCATTTGTTTGGGCGAATAACCAATAATTTCCTCCCGGACTTAATTTCATGATACTTGTATTATCAGTAAGAGTTACTAAACCACCGGCAATTTCTGCTTTTGAAGTAGTAGAAACATTATTTGTTTGAACCGCAACAACAGATGTCACACCAGTAGGATTTAAAACAGGAGAAGCAAGAAATGGTTCAGCACGAATACGAATTGTCTGGGCGTTCGTACATTCGGCATAATAATCAACACCAGCAGTTAAAAACGCAGTCGTATTTCCAACACGTATTTTATTACTATAAACACCGGGAAGTAAATTATAAGGCGGATCAAAGAGAGATGGTGGAAATGTAAACACAATTTGAGTTGGTTGAACGACTACTATCGCAGGGAGATTTTGTAATACAACGGAAGAAGAAGTAGATTGATCACATAATATATTTTTTGGTGTTTTAACTCGTGTTCCATCCCAAAGTAAAAGTTCATTCGAATAAACATTAGAATTTTGATTAAATAAAAAATTTCCAGTAGCACCAGTTGCTGTTGAAATCGGAAGTGTTGAACCTGTCGCGCCAGCAGGACCAGCAGCACCAGTAGGACCGGTAGAACCTTGTGTTCCATTATTTCCTTGAATACCTTGAGGACCAGTTGCTCCAGCAACACCCTGTATTCCTTGAATACCTTGAGGACCAGTAGCACCTTGTATTCCTTGAGAACCTGTTGCTCCAGCAACACCAGTAGGACCCTGTAAACCGGTAGGACCTTGAATACCTTGTTGTCCTGTAGAACCTGTTTGTCCGATATAATTTCCATTTACTTTAATTCCATTTTCATCTATTACGCAAAATGATTGACTAGCTTTTGATGATGATACACCAAGAAATTCAAACTGACGAGTATGATTACCACTCGCATTCAAGAATTGAGTAGTTCCGTTATTTTGAAAAATATATGTTCCTACATTATTGGTAGTTCCAGTTGGAATTTCTTCCAAAATATCAGAATTCCCTAAATTACAACCCAAATAATTGGAATTTGTAAACGATAAATCTGTATTAATTAAAGCAGTATACACAATATTTTGCTTTTTCGCACTCATTATAATATCTAGATATAAAATATTATAATATTAAACTTATTTTGGTTGGAAGACAAATTCTTGCGTTGCTTTATTTGTAAAGATACTGAACTTGCTTAAAATAAAATCAAATAATCCAGCAGCAGAATTACTCGCAGTACCAACACTAAAAAATAATATTTCTTCGGAATCAGCAAATGGACCCTTATCATTACCAGGAATAGTTGATGCCACTACTTTTGTGTGAGCATAAGCAACCGGATCATAAGGTAGACTCTTAAGATTGGCAAACAACGCATACGATTCACCTTTTACAGCAGGAGCAGTATATTCATAGCAAAAAGTTTTTCGACTTTTATACCATGAAGCGGCATTCGCAGTTAGAGCGTCTGTCTTAGTATATACAGCTACAAATGGTTGAGCCAAACCTGTGAGCGTAGAAGAATTATTATACCAATTTAACATTAATCCTTTTAAATCGGAAACTTTCATACCTTTATCAGGTGGGATATAAAAATTAATCTTTTTGTTAGCAGTATTTTGTACGTAAATTCCACTATAAGATGTAACAGCCAAAAGACTTGCTGGAATATATGTGAAGCAATCCAAAGCACTATCGGCATAAACGGCAGGAGTCGTAGCATAAATAGGTTGCGAAACAATAATAGGTTGCTTTTTCTCAAGTACCTCAATCTTTGCCTCATCAACAACAAATCGAGTATCATGGATAAGGTCTCTTGCTTCTAGATCAGATATTTTTGCTAGCTCAGTCACATCAACAGCCGCCAAATTCAAAATATCTTGCTTGGCTTTTGCCATATCAGTTTCAAGAACACCGACACGACCAAGGCTAAGAGTATCGGCATATTCAAGGGCAGAAATTTTTGAATCATGATCCACATCTTTTGCTTTTAATGCGACAATATCAGATTCATTCACAACAATACGAGCAGTTAAAGCACGATCAACCGCATCTAATTGTTCGTTCTTAACTACTTCTAATATATCAAAATTAGTAAGTCCGGCAATTTGAGCCGTATGTGTATCAACTAATGCTTTATAATCCACACCAGCAAACTTAATAGAATTACTTTCCAATTTGGCATCACCAACAGAAAACCCACTAGCAGACAAATTCGCCAACGTTTTTGGCGCAACAGATGACGAAACAGAGACAAAGTCAATACTGCTGTCGGACTTACCCCCTGATGCGTTAAGAAATTGTGCTTTGCCTGTGCTATGCTTGAAAAGGTAAGTACCTTCACTAGCGGATACACCTGATGGAACAGATGAAAGCATAGGAGTGTTATTTAAATTTGTGCCTATATGAGCGTCAGTGTTGAAAGAACCATCAGCAGAAAGGTAAGACTGAAAAACGACGGCTTGATTACGAATTGTAGAAGCCATTATACTATAACAAAAGAAAAAAATTAGGGAGGAACCAATTGTAAACTTTGAGTAAATCCATCCATGATGACATTTAATTTGGAAACTACGAATTCAACACTATTTACAGCCGATGCCGAATTACTTCCTATAACAACAGCCAATACTTTATCGGTAGGCAAATAAGTGCCTTTTGGATTATTTACATTGCTTGGTTCGTAAGCGACTTGGGTTTCATAATAAAATGGAATACTTGCTAGATCACAAATAGCAACACCTTGGTAATTAGTATTTGCGACTGGATTTACTACTTGGTTAAATACATACGTCATCGAAGAATGAAAGAACCCCGGGGCATAATCACCCGATCCAGTTGGAATTGTATAAATAGTCAGAAAAAGTGTATCGTCATTGGATGTAGTTGCTCCGTTAAAGAAACTTACTGCTAATCCTTTGATATCAGCTACAGATGTAACATTTAATTGCTGAGGAGCAAAATACCAATTTATTTTTTTACCAGGTGGATTCGTATTCTTAAAATACCATCCATTGTAGGCATACGTATTGCGTATCACTAAATTTGTTGCTGGAGCCGATCCATCTGCGTATATCAAAGCACTACTATATACTAGAGTAGAATTAATCATGTTTCGATTATAAGGAATACCATTAAAAGTCAGATTGGTTGGTGTTAATAAAGAATTATCATTTGCTATATCTGTCAAACTTAGACTGGAATCAGTAAGAACAGATTGTTGAGTGGTTGTTAATTTTTCAATTTTAATACTATCAGCAAATTTAGTGTTCCAATAGGTAGAACTAAACATACGAGATATACTGGCGGCGTTATAATTACTAACACCACTTGCTTGGGCGTTTATATTGACACTATTATTTGAAATACTTAATACATCATCATTAGCAAAATTCTGCATAAAAATATTATTATAATTATAACTTGTTTGTTCTGTTGCTGATGGCGATTGAAAAATAAGTCTATTATTTACCATATCTAATGATGTTCTATTAATATCATTTTTGATAAGAGTATTAACATTTAAAATTCCCACATCATTAATATCATTCCCAGAAGCATCTATGGTCTGTGTTGCTGGATACTGACTCCATTTTTCAATAACATCACTTTGATCTATCCACAAAGCACCAACACTATTTTGAGACAACAATTGTGTATCTGTTCCACTAGAACCGGAAGAATCAATAATATTTACTAATTCAATCGTATCCACATTATCAATATTTTGGTCTGCTATATCTACATTTTGTGTTGCTGGGTATTCAGACCAGTAACTTGCTGAAGAAGGATCACTATCTACCCATATCAATCCGTTAGTCCCATCAGAACCAATAATTTGACCCGGAACACCAGACTTATCAAATTGAATCATGGCATTTACTTTGCTGTCAACGTTTTTGAATTGGGCGTAGTTTGAATATTTGCTTATTGCCGACATTTATAATATATTCACATAAAAAAATATATTATACTAAACTAAATGGAAGCTGTTGATATAGTCGTTTTACTTTATATTTGTTTCGTATTTTATCTTTGTTGGCGTTATAATAGCGTGTCTTACGAGCCATGTGAGCATCACGATTGAGCGCATAATGAGATCTTTGATACGCCGCCCAACTTGCTTTATCTTTTTGATTACCTTGAATTCCCGTATAAGCGCAATTCTTATTTAAACATGGGTAAAGATTAATAAAATGTTGCTCGCGAATAAATCTATCATTTATATCTACTTCTTCCAAGAGTTCAATTCCATATTCGCCTGAATCAATCACTTTATAACTACTAATTTTTTTATCATTTAATCCAGTTTTAAAAGAATCCCAAGAAATAATATGTTGAGAAAGACGAACCTGAAGATGCTTTGTTGTAGAACCAATATAAATCAACATAGGATTTACTAAAGAATGTAATTTATAAATAAAACATTTCATTAAAATTATAAAATATTATTTTTTCCTATATTTTTACGAATTTTTTCTAATATTTACTTTAAGTCGTTTATCTTACTATATTTACAAATTTACAAACAATCACATCAATAGGTAAACCTGTCTCTTCATGATGGTCGTCCAAAAATTGTAAATATTCCTCAAGTGAATATCCTAGATTATGCATTAATGCTCTAAGGCAACAATGGCGCCCACATGTTGCGATAGAAGGATCTTCTGATTGTAGTCTAGCTTTATTGAATACGATTTCATCTTCTTCGTCTACTGATTTCATTATATCATGGAATTCTTTTTTGGATTGACCTAGCATACGATTCATGGCGGCACTCACAAAATTTAATTCCGACTCTAGAGTACAACCATAAGAATCGAATTGTTCTATGCGATTTTTATCACGAAGAAGTAATACCCAGTGACCACTATTATCTTTTTGCTCTATGAGAATTACAACAAAATCTTTTTCTTTTGGGAGAAGTTCGTAAACGCTGTTAAAATTATCCATGTCTTTAAATTCTATAATTTTAGTATCTTGTCCCAAGACATGTCGAATGTCGGCATCACTTAATGAATAAGCCAATGTTTTCCGCATTTCTTCCAATGCCTTATTTTTACGAACTTTTTTCAATCTGTCAGACATATATTAAAATAACATTATTTTTTTATTATTATAACTCAATGAAGTATCATGGCTCTAAGACATTAGTCGGGAAAAAAATTGCTGAATATATACAACAAAATACAAATTACAATATGCTATTTTCTCCTTTTTGTGGAATTCTAGGAATAGAACGTCATCTTAATTTTGAAATATGTTTCTTTAACGATATATCAACAGATTTAATTTTATTTTTAAAAGAATTATTTTCCAATTGTTTTATATTTCCAACAGAAGTAACGGAAGAAAAATATAAAAAATTAAAATATTCAGAACCTTCTTCTATAAGAGGATTTGTGGGTTTCTTTCTCTCATATGGAGGAAAATGGTTTGGAGGTTATGCTCA